TAGGCATACTAATCGCTGTGTTATCTGATATTTTCATTGTTTCATTTGGTTAAGAGGGTTTTCAAGAGTTAGCTTTATTTGCTTATCAATACTCTCTTGTAATTCTTTCATTGCTTCTTCTAATTCTTTTTCTAATTTGTTCATGTCTGCTTCAATACCATCTACAGTAGATTTTAATTCTCTTTCATTTGATCTAGCGTCTTCTTTTACTCTTGTCTCTACATCTTCAACGATAGTTTCAATACGTCTTACATCTGCCTTCAAATCATTTTTTAATTCTTTTGCCACATCTGCAACAAGTCCAACTTCTTCTAAAATCATACTCATTTCAGATTGCATCATTTCTACTTCTTGTTGTACTAAATCTATACGTTTATCAAAACCTGAAAGGTCAGGTGCTACATACGCGGATATAGTTTCTTTCATATTGAGATAGTCTTTGTAAAATTCAAACACGCCCCACGCACCACCCATCAATGTACCGAGTGCGGTTAATACCAGGAATATCTTCCCACCTTTAAATTTAAGTCCCGCAAATTCTACTTCTGCCATTGTTGCATTATCATTTCATTCATAAGCCCATCACTTCCTGCGAATAGAAAGTATTGTGCTATGTTGTTAGTTGTCAGTTCAGCATCAGGTATTACAGTATCTGTAAAAAATCCTTCTATGTCATTTAAACTTTGTTGTGCTTCAAAGAAAGATTTAGAGTTACCTAATACTTGCATGACTATTAATGTTTTTAACTGATTTGCTGAGTCATATCTACCTTTATCACCCATTTTCTTTAGTATTTTTTTTGCAGCAACCTCTTTTTTAGATTCTTCTTTTTTTACCTCGTCTTGATCCTTATCCTCTGTTTCTTCCATATCTTCTTCGCTATCTTCATTTTTAGCAACCTCTGATGAGCTTTCTTTCTGCTTAGGCTCGTCTTGCGCATCATTTTCAG